ACTTTCAAGAACGAGCTTGACTAATACAATTGCTATCATTAGTTATGTATTTACTATTAAAAGGAGAGATCAATGGATAATGAAATCAAGGAAGATACTAACGACCAGTACAAGCAACTGGGTGTTCGACTTAGGGCAGATGTCTGGGATAAAATGGACGCTCACTGGGTTAAGACCCGTATTTCCAAAACGGCTATTGTTGAGATGGCTGTCAAGGAATATCTTGAGAAACTTGGGTATTAACATGGATGAAATAAGATTTAATGATGTGGAGCTTAACTTTATAAGTGACGCATTAGAAAGCCTTTGGATGCCAGAGAACCCTCGTGATCCTGCTAATTCAAACAAAGCTGTAAAAGTCAGGATACAGCGCAAAATATCAAAATTACTAGATCACCCAAAAACGGAGTTTGTTTAAATGAGGTACACGCAGAAACTTGTAGACGATGTCTGGGATGATTCGATTGACGGATTGTCTCGATCTGAAATTGCCGACAAGAGAAAACTGAAGTGGTCACAAATTGATTATGTCTTAAAGCATAAGAGGCCAAGTCAGATCTTCGATTATCACCACGAGGACACTTCCCCAACTGTAGTGGATAAATACACTGTGGATTCTCAGGATGTATACACTGTAGATTCTAACGGTGACGCAAAAATAGAAACCCCAGAAGGCAATCTAGTAAAGTCGATTGTTAAATTTTTTAAGGATTTTTTTAAATGATAGATAAAGATCTAAGCAACAAGGAGTATCACGACCATCCTTCTTACTCATCTAGCGATGTTAAAGCTGTTGCATCATCTACAATCTACCACTGGAAGAATGCGGTACGCAAAGAGAGTTCCGCATTTGATCTTGGAAGTGCAGTCCACGCAATGTTACTAGAGCCTGAGAAGTCTTTAGTTACGCAAGGCCCAGAAACTCGTAGGGGTAAGGACTGGAAAGATCTTAAAGATGCCACTGACTTTGCTGGCAAGATCTTACTCCCCAAAAAGGAATACCACTTAGCGGAAAGCATGAGCCAGTCTGCAATGTTTACAGAGCATGTAAATAAACTGTTGACGGATAAGCTACTCGTCGCTGAGGCTAATTTCTTTGTTCACGATAAGGATAGTGGGCTAGATTTAAAGTGTAGGCCAGATGGGTTGCTGACACATAAGCGCACTATGTTTGATATTAAGACATGTCAGGACGCATCGCCCACAGGCTTTGCAAAGGCAGTTCGTGATTACGGATATGATATTCAGGCAAGTTTCTATAAGCATGTAATGGCCTTGGAAGGCATTCCGATAAAAGATTTTTTATTCATTTGCATTGAGAAGACAAACCCGTTTATAGTACAAGTCCATAAATTGTCTGACGAGTATTTAAACCACGCCCATGTTCGAATGACAGAAACATTAAAAAGAATTAAACTGGCTGACTTGAACCAAGACTACTCTACTGGTTGGCCTGAAGTGAATACCATCCCCTTACCAAAGTGGATGTAAAACGGAAGTCACGGAGCTTCTGACCATATCCCAGTGTAGGGGTGCTACACATTAAAACCGAAGAAGGAGTTGCACATGCAACATATAATAAACAATGTCTCTATACTTTACCCAAGGCTAAATCAGCCTTACCGATTTGATTCGGCTGAGAATAAGTCAGTCGCATGTAAGTGGGATGAAGAGGGAGCCAGTTACGAAACTAGCTTTATCATGGAGAAAGATGAGGCTGTAACATTAGGCCGTATCTGTAAGGAGGCATACAAGAATGCGGTTTCCTTAGATAACAAACGAAAGTGGCCAAGTGAGCCTCAGCGTTTACCTGCAAAGACACTCAAGAATGATGACGGCTCAACTGAGTATCACGGCAAGTGTCGGATTAAAGCTAAGTACGGCTCTGATCAAACTCAGCAACCCAAACAGGTTGACGCTAAGAGAAATCCATTCCCAAGTGATTTCAGGCTGACCACAGGTTCGAAGGCAAACATTGCCGTCACGATTGTTCCTTACAACACTGGAACGGAGAGCGGTGTATCACTTAGAATACGCGCTGTTCAGGTTACGGAACTTGCACAAGAACAGGTTTCAAACAACGATCCCTTTAGCGTTGTAGATGGGTATACGACTGACGATACATTTGTGTCAGCACCTGCACCAGTGGAAGACTTACTGGAGGATGACGAAATTCCATTTTAAGAAAGTACAGCTCGGCCCCACATGTTGGAGAGATGTGTGGGGTTGATTTCCATGAAACAATTTTGTAAGGCGGCAAAATGACAAATTTTAAGAGGGCAATCTGGTCTGAATATAGTCCACAAATAATTAGCGCATTAAATCTAAAGAAGGTTACCCAAGGAGAATACCACGGCTCATGCCCAAATTGCGGTGGCAAGGATCGGTTTTGGATTAATGAATATAACGGTGAGGTGAAGGTACAGTGTAGGCAGTGCGACGACTTTAAGGAAATAACTAATATCTTACAGGCTCAAGGCTTATGGCCAGAGAGGGAAAATGGTTTTACCGTAAAGGAGATAGAGTGGCCTAGTGTCTCAACTCAACATCCCTACCTCGCCAAGAAGAAGATCGCACAGCATAACGCACTGATTGATGGGAGTAACCTCATTATTCCAATCAACAATTACATGGCTAGGAAAGTCGGAACCCAGACAATTACACCTGACGGAACCAAGAAGTTCTCTAAGGGAATGCCTGTCATTGGTAACTTCAGCGTCCTTGGCGGTACGATTACAGACATAGCTTATATTGCTGAAGGTTGGGCGACTGCCGCGTCTATCAGTGAGGCCACAGGCAAGCCAGCCGTGTTTGCCTTAAATGCCAATAACATTACGGAAGTCATTACGAACTTAAAGATAGCCAAGCCACACGCAGAGTTCATTGTGTGTGCAGATAATGATGACGCAGGGATTAAAGGTGCGGAGAAGGCGAAGGAAGATCACGGCACGAAATACCTATTACCACCAAAGGGCATGGATTATAATGACCTCTGGGTAGCTCAAGGTGCAGATGCTGTCGTAAACTTCCTGACCCCGAAGAGGTTTCAGGACACAGTATTCTGGGCAGATGACGCTCGGCCAATCCTCACAAACAATTACCTGATAAAGAACTGGCTCGGTGCAAATCAACTGAGCTGTCTTTACGGTGCGTCTAACACTGGTAAGTCATTCCTAGCCCTAGATATGTCTTGGCACATTGCCACTGGCAGAGAGTGGAATGGAAACAAAGTTGTCCAAGGCGTTGTGCTGTACATGGCCACAGAGGGTGGCAATAGCTTTAGGAATAGAGTTTACGCCCTGAAAGATCATTACGGAGATGAGAATGCACTGTTAGCAGTAAGGCCAAGTCCAGTAGATATGTTTAACAGTGACGTTGATCTGCCCACGTTGGAGAACTTATGCAGTGAGATTCGAGATGAGAAGGGCGAGATTGCACTGATTGTTGTAGATACATTGTCTAGGGCAATGGCAGGGGCTAACGAAAATACATCGGAAGACATGTCGCAATTCATAAAGAACTGTGACATACTTAGGAATATCTCGAACGCCCACCTGATGATAGTTCACCACACTGGCAAGGATACTGCCAAAGGTGCTAGAGGTTCTTCTGCATTGAAGGCCGCATTAGACACTGAGATAGAGTTAGACGTTCAGCAAGATAGTGGTATCAGAACAGCACTCTGCACGAAACAAAGAGATCTAGAGAGTGGCGCGGCATACTCATTCAGGCTGAACGTCTCAGTCCTTGGCGTTGATCCAGACGGAGATGATATCACCACAGTAGTTATTGCGAAATGTGACGCTGAGGAACTGGAAGAGGCCAAGAAGAAAATACCAAAAGGTAAGAACCAGAAGCTGTTCTTGGAGTGCTTCAGGCAACTCAAGGCAGATAAAGTTGGGCAACCTAATCCTGGCGGAACTGGGTGGCCAGAGCCACATACTTACTGGGTCATTCAGGAGGAAGATGTGCGTGAACACTTCACTGGAAAGTTCAGTGGATCGAACCACAGAAGTGCTTGGAAACAGACTCTGGAGGCCATGATTTCAGGTGACTTTATGTGTATGAATCAGGGTCAAATCTGGCTGTTGGCGAAAGAAGGCAAAGTATGAAAAGCGTATGAAAAGTTGAATGTAATGAAATCAATGACTTACGGGTATGTTTTCCTACGTTTCATACGCTTTCCTACGCTTGTTCATACGCGTATGAATTGTAGGAATTACCTATAGGGTATTCCTACTTCATACGGAACCGCAAAAAGAGGATCATATGGGTAGTAAGACGGAAGACAGAAGGCCAAGGTTTAGGAGAGTTAAGGGTACAGAAAATTCAAGGGTATTCTGGCATCCCTGTTCTGTGTGTGGTGACACCGATGCAGGGTTTGGTTTGGACGTTGAGATATTAAGGAATAACTTTGGAACTTGGTTCTGCGGAGAATGTAAGCCTGATGATTATTATAGAGGGAAAAGAAAATGATGAAGGCAAGTAAACTTTTAAGTGATGCATCTAAGTTGGTGAGTGGAGATCGACAGAGTTCATACGGAACACCGGAGGATAGCTTCAAGAAGTTATCCGCATTGTGGAGTGCATACCTTGATGTAGAAATAACACCACACGATGCCTGTGTTATGATGTCACTTTTAAAAGTTAGCAGATTAGCATATAAACCTAGTGAAGATTCAAGTACCGATGGCGCGGCATATTTATGCCTCGCTAATCAAGTGAGCTAACCCCTCTGCGTCTGGTCGCCTCTATGACGCTGTTTCTCCCAAAACTTTAGGGGGGTAGACTGACCCCTGACTCAAATTGAGTTGGGGGTCTTTTTTATTTATTTTACATTTAGTGCTTGACAGTGCTAGTGATTGCTAGTA